GGGTTTACTGTTGACCCTATTAGCGAAGTTGTATCCATTGTTGACAACACCAAGTCAGGCTTTAGGTTGGACATGGTTGGCTACGACATGGCTGAACAAACCTACAGTGGTGCATATGACACTAGTGGTGAACCGTTGTTTTATGCTGTGTGGAATGGCAACATTAACATTTACCCTAAGCCTAATAATTCACGGTTGTTGACATGTCGTGGTTATCGTGAACCGATTGACTGGATTACTAATGACGGCAATGTGGATGCGCCTGCTTCGCTGCATTTCCCGTTGGTGTATTATGCGGTGGCTCGTGTGTATCAGCAGATGGAAGATACAACGATGGCTACCATCTACAAGCAGTCTTTTGATGAGGGTGTGGCGTTGGCTCGTAAGAAACTTACGCAGCCAACCAGTCATGGGCAGTTGATTATGGCTCATGGTCAGACACGTAATCGTCCTACTATGCAAAGTTGGTTGAAGTCTCTCGGTCCAACATTGGGTCAGTAGGTTACTGTGGAAATTTTTACGCAGCAAGACTTCAGCGGTGGGTTAAACTTTAGGTCTGACCAGTTTCAGTTACAAGATAATGAATCTCCACGTATGTTGAACGTGGAGATTGACCCTCGTGGTGGAGTGTTTTCTCGTGGAAGTATGGTGCGTATTAACTCAACAAACGTTGCAGGGACATGGACACCGCAACGGTTAATACCTTTTTATGGTGATTCTAATTATGTTATGTTAACTACCACTACAAACATTTATAAATCTACTGGTGGTAATTTTTCTGTGTTGCAGTATTCTGCTGGTAATGACGTAACGGTTATTGCTGGTGCTAGTCCTCATGGCGCTGCTATGGCAGCATGGGGTAACATCCTTTACATTTCTACTGGCACTAATGCTGCTAGTACAAACTACTACTGGAAAACTGGCGACACGTATGCTAGTGCTATGAGTGTTAGCGGTTCGGGTTCTAATCCTTGGCAGAGTGCTACTGCTGCTGGGGCTGGTCATTTACCTAGGGCGCAACACTTGTGTGTCCATGCTAGTAAATTGTTTGCTGCTAACACTAGCGAAGGTGGTGTACGTCAACCTAATAGGTTGCGTTGGTCTAACGAGTTGACTCCTGATTCGTGGCATGAAAGTAACTATATAGATTTTCTTGGTGGTGGCGATGGTATTACTGCCATTAAAGTTGTTAATGGTCAGTTAGTAGTTTTTAAACCTCATGCGACATACTTGTTGTATGGTAAAGACACAACAACATTTCAAGTTGTTGAAATATCTTCAAGCATTGGTACAGCCAGCCCTGATTCTGTTGTGGCTAGTGACACTGGATTATATTTTTATTCTGTTGGACGTGGACTATTCTTTTTTGACGGTAACACTATCGTTGATGTGTTTAAAAACATTCGTCCTATATTGGATTTGCGTTATGTTTCTAGTACCACAACTGATGGTGTGAGTTTGTCTTGGGTTGGTCGTCGGGTATGGTTGTCTTTGCCTTATGCCACCAGTGGTGCTATCCCTAGTTACGCAACGGTTAACTTTGTGTTTGACCCATCGTTGAATGCTTATACAATGTTTACAACCACTGGTGCTAGTGCCGACCCCACAACTGAAAGTTATGGGGTTATAGGTGGAACAGATTTCCGTGATTCCAGCAACAACGAGTTGCGTTTAATGTGTCATCCTACTGTTCCTGCTATTCTTAATGTTGATGATTATGATACTGCTACAGATACCATAATTAACACCAGTAGTTTTGTCGGCTTCACTAGTTATTATCGTACTAAATGGTTTGACGGTGGAACATATATGCAGAAGAAAATGTTTCGCCGTCCTGATGTTGTAGTCAAAGAATCTGATACTGAACAGTCTATAAATGTTTTTGTTTACCATAACTTTGATGAGGCTATAGGTAACCATCGCAGGATGTTTGCTTTATCGCAAACACCTGCCAGTGTTTCTAACTGGGGTACAATGATTTGGGGTACGGGCACTTGGACTGCTGGTACTTCTAGTTCCGCTGTCTTAACAGGAAAGAACCTTGGTCAAGCAAAGACAGTTCAACTAGAATTTGTTGGTCCTACTAGCAAAATTTGGGGTATAAACTCCATTGGATATAAATTCAATTCACGAAGGGTTGGTGGCTAATGGCTACTCTCAATATAGGTTACACGTTTGTTAATGCTACTCCAGCGGTAGCCAGTCAAGTTAATGCTAACTTTCAAGATGTCAAAACTTTTGTTGAAGGCATCTCTGCTGGAACCAACATTGATGCTGGTTCCATTGAGTTAAGTAAACTATCTAACACTGCTATACAGAATTTAACTCCATCAGGTTCTATTATGCAGTACGCTGGTGCTGCAGCGCCTACTGGATGGATTATATGTGATGGAGCAGCAGTGTCAACCACAACGTATGCTGCGCTATTTGCTGTTATTGGTACAGCATTTAACACTAGCGGTGGACAGACTGCGCCTGGTGCTGGTACGTTCCGTGTGCCGTTGTTGACGGGTCGGATTCCTGTTGGTCGTGACGCTGCTAACGCAGCGTTTGACGTGGTGGGTGAAACTGGTGGTTCTGCCACTAGTGTCGCATCTCACACCCATTCGGGTTCTACGTTAACTGCGGTAAGTGGTGGTAGCCATACTCACACTTACGCTGGAACCACAAATGCTGAATCACAAGACCATGTTCACGCACCGTTAGTTACTGGTTTTGCTTTAGCAGCAGGTGGTACAAGTGTAGTTGCTACTGGACCTGGTGGTGGGGCTGATGCTGCATATAACACGGCAGGTAAAAGCACAACGCATAATCATACTTACAGTGGTACAACTGTGTCACACACTAATCACGACCATACTGTTAGTGGTAATACTGGTGCCGCTAGTGCTGAAGCGACTAACGGTAACCTTCAACCATACATTGTTGTTAACTACATAATCAAGGCATAATCATGAGTGCAAACTGGACTTCACCATTATTGGGTACATTAAAAACTGCTGACGCTGTTGCTATCCAACAGATTGTTCAGTCTATTGCTATAGAAATAAACAGGCTTAGTCGTGAGGTTGACGAGTTGCGTAAGAAGGTTGGAAAATAATGGCTTATAATGATTATATTCTTTCCGAACAGGCTGCCCTACGTAAACGTGGGCAGCAATCCATCGCTAACCAGCAGGCACAGTTCTTGGGTCAGCAACGAGGGAACCGTAACTTAGCGAAGATTAACAAGAGGTATGAGGCTGGGTATCAGCCGTTGTTGAGCCAGTATGGGCAACGTGGGTTAGGTGGACCTAACGTGCAGTCAGGTATTATGCGTAGCGGTTTGTCTAAGTATGCTGCCAGTTTGCAAGAGGATTTGGGTACCGAGTCGCAGAACATGCAGGATGAACTGAACAGTATTACACAGAATGAGCAGGGACAACAGGCTGACTTAGAGGACTTTTTGGCACAGTTGCGTCTAGAGAAGCAACGTGCCATATTTGATAGTGCTTCGGCTATCAAATCTATGGGTAGTTATTAGAACAGGTAGGACAATAGTATGGTTATGAGATACAACCCTAAAACTGGTAAGTATGAGGACGACGGCAAGGGTAGCCCTAAGACTGCATATCCAACCTTTAGTGCCGATACTCCTAGTTATGATTATGTTAGTGGCGCTACTACAGCAGAGGCTGATTTACCTGACCCATCTACAGATGCTAGTCGTATTAATATCCCTGGTGCTGATGGCACTGGCAGTGGTAGCCGTGTAAGCAATGCTGACGGCAGGCGTGGGGCTAATCAGGCTGCACGTATCCAACGTCGTGCTGGTTTGCGTGGGCAACAACAGTACAATCAAGCATCGCAGGATGTTTACGCAAAGTACCTTGAAGCCATAGCCCCATTATACGCACAGCAAGAACAGGCTACAGCAACACAAAAGGCTGCAGCATTAGAGTACCTTAATCAGCAGTTAGCCGCTGGTCAATCCAACATTGCTGCTGCTAACCAAACCTTTAATGCTGGTCAGACTGCTGCCGTTAACCCTTATAGTGCTGCACCTATAATGCAGTTGTCTCCGCAACAGAACATGTTGGCTGCTGGACTACAGGGTTTTGGTGCCAGTATGGACCCTGCTACACAACAGTCTGCTAGTGATGCAGAGTATGCTAGGGCTACTGCAGAGTTGGCTCGGCGTTCAGCCGAACAACTCAACACTGG